GATATCGCTGCCTGATATAACTTACTCCTGTCACAAGAGTATAAACTAGGCACCTCACAGTTACTAACACACAACAACACAAAATGTCTAAGCAAGTTCTCCTTTCCCTTCTGGCTCAAGGTAACAACGGCACTGAAATTCTTTCGATCCTTGATGCACTCGTTGCTGATAATGTTTCGGAAGGTTATGATAACGAACCCACTGCAGATGTGATTGATTTCTGATACTTGAGGGTGCTACGGTGATTGACACCGTAGCACCTTTATGTTAGACTGGGTTTATGACAGTGAATCGGCAGTTATATGCCGCCGATTGTTTATAGCGCGGCGCGGCGTTGTCCCGTTATAAAAAACCCAAACTACCCTAACCTACAGAGGTGACAAATCGACCTCTAAATATCAAACTCATAAAATTTTTCCGGGTATAAAAAATGGCACCAAAGAAGAAAGCAAACTGTCACGGATGGGGAATCTTCGAAGGAAAACACAAAAGAACAATGAGTTGTGCAAAGGGTATTTTTAGGACCGCAGCACAAAAAAGAGCATCATCCAAAAGAAAGAAAAAATGAGACACAGAACGCCGTATTGGAACTTTTGGAAGGTAGTCTTTGCAGGATGGTTAATACGCTATCCTGGAAAGATTTTTAAGATTATCGGACTCCCTCTTGGATTTCTGATAGTGATCATATATAATGCGGTTACAAGATAAGAAAGAAGTAAAAAATTCCCGGAAAAATTATGGAGAAAATATATCACATCTACGCAAAGGACAAGTGCATCTATCACAATCTCTCAAAGGATAAATTTGAGGATACTTGGGAGATGTTGCACAGAATGATTGAGATACTTGATATGGGTACTTCCAAGGATGATTTGTCATATGAAGAAGTCTTTATGAATAAGGAAGTAATTTTAAATTCTTCGCATTGACCCTGAAAGGAGAAATGCGTCAGCATTGACAAAAGCATATATAGACTGATAAAATTTGAACTGAAGGTTTAATTTTCTTATGGCAAAAGGATTTACAGTAAAAGCAAATGCACCAAAGCCCAAAGAACAAGAATGGGATATTGATGCAATCAAAGAAAGAATGCGAGGTAAGAGTATTGTCTTCTGTTTACCTGGAAGGGGATGTTCTTTTATTTTTCTAAAGGCATTTGTACAACTCTGTTTTGATCTAGTACAAAATGGAATGAGTATTCAGATCTCACAAGATTACTCATCAATGGTAAACTTTGCACGTTGTAAGTGTCTTGGAGCAAATGTACTTCGTGGACCAAAGCAAATTCCTTGGGATGGTAAACTTGAATATGATTACCAACTTTGGATTGACTCGGATATTGTCTTTACTTCAGAAAAGTTCTGGCAACTCTGTGATATGGCTCTGAATGAAGATGGTGAAGAAAAAGAGATTGTTTCTGGTTGGTATGCTACAGAAGATGGTCACACAACTTCAGTAGCACACTGGTTAGAAGAAGATGACTTCCGCAAGAATGGTGGAGTTATGAACCACGAAACTGTGGAATCGATCAGCAAGCGTCGTAAGCCATTCACTGTAGACTACACAGGTTTTGGATGGGTACTGATTAAGAAAGGTGTCTTTGAGAACCTTGAATACCCTTGGTTTGCTCCTAAGATGCAAGTCTTTGAGTCTGGTGGAGTACAAGATATGTGTGGAGAGGATGTTTCTTTCTGCCTTGATGCAAAAGATGCAGGTTTTGAAATCTGGTGCGATCCTCGTATTAGAGTGGGACATGAAAAAACTCGCGTAATCTAATGGAAAAATCTTACAATCTTTTATATAAAGGTCGTAAAATTTATCAAGATCTCACTATTGAAGACTGTAGTGAGATCATTCAAAACTTCTCAGAGCGTTTTTACTCGGGGGAAGATGTTGATCCTAATGAACTAGAAATGGAGGAAATTTAAAATGGCTAAAGGTGGATCGAATAAAACCGTATTTGAAGCAGGAGCACCAAAGAAGACTCGTCAAGGCCGGTCTCCTCGTACACTACTCAGTGCAACCTCTCGTAACGGTAGAAAGAAAAAGTATCGCGGACAAGGTAAATAATTTTTAGAGTGCTTAAATAAGTTAAGCACTCTTTTTTTATGTCAGAAAAAGAAAAGTTTATTTTTAACTGGATCGCTGAGGTCTCAAAGATAAGACCAGAATTAAATGGATTTGCTATTTGTCCATTTGCTTCTAAGTCAAAATATCGCATCGTAGAGTGCTCTGCAAGCGCCATAGAACCCATTCAAGACCTAGATGTGGTAATTTATATCGTCGAGGATTATTTTAATCTAGATGAAGTTCAGAGGTGGGTGGATATATGCAACAAAAAACATAAAGGATGGAAATTTTTTGAGGATTGTGCTTCTTACGATACGTTTATTAATGGAATCAAAACTAACAATGGAAAATATAATTTGATTTTGGGGCAACCAACTCAAAAATTACGTAAATTTAGAGAAACTTTATCAAAGACATCCTACTATGATATGTGGGATGATGAGTATTTGAAGGAAATAATGGAAGATGATTATGATATTATTGAAAAACGGGATAGCAACCCCGTAAAAAGTTCTGATTTAACAGATCAGGAGCTAAAAAATGACCAAAAAAGTCGATAAAGACCAAAATTTCATGGAAAATGAATGGGGAACTCGATATTTGTCCTCTGAATATGGTTGGGAAAGTCAAATCGAGAGCAAAAAAATGCTCCGTGAAATTGCAAATGATGATCTGACACCCAAAAAACATGATTTTCTCCATCAAAACGAAATTCATGCAAAAATTCGCAATGATGATGACTATGATGATTGGGAATATGGCACTGAACCTCTTTATGAATCCAAAAAACCCGAATAAATAATACAGTTTTTATACACTTTAATGCCTTTAGAGCGAGTCAGTAAGGGTTTTAAAGACATAAGCATGTCTTTTCAATCAAATCCTCTTAATTATGACTTAATTGCACTTAATAATGCAAATGCGATTGCTCGCTCTGTTCGCAATTTGGTATTTACTTATCCAGGTGAAAGGTTTTTTGATGAAAATCTTGGTTCTAAAATAAGTCAGTCTCTTTTTGAAAATATTGGTGAAATTGAAGCGTCGGTAATCAAAGATGAAATTAAAAATACTATTGAAAATTATGAACCAAGAGTAATTCTTAATAATGTGATAGTCGCTCCAAATTTTAGTAATAATGAATTTAATGTGACCATAGAATATACAATAGTTGGAATTGACGTTCCACCTCAACAATTATCATTTGCACTTCAGCCAACACGATAAATGGCATTAGTTAATTTCACAAATTTAGACTTTGATCAAATAAAAAGTTCGCTTAGGGAATATCTAAGAGCGAACTCAAATTTTACTGATTACGATTTTGCTGGATCAAATCTTTCATATTTGATTGATGTTTTAGCATATAATACATATATTTCCTCATACAATGCTAATATGATTAGCAATGAGGTTTTTATTGACAGCGCAACTCTAAGAGAGAATGTTGTTTCTCTTGCAAGAAACATTGGTTATGTTCCACATTCTCGCGCTGCAGCAAGAGCAAATATATCTTTCTTTGTAGACACAACCATATTTCCAACAAATCCACTTACATTAACTCTTAAGAGTGGTGTTGTTTGTACTACAAGTACAACTTTTAGTAATCAAAGTTTTTCTTTTATTATTCCCCAGGATATAACAGTTCCTGTTGTAAATGGAATTGCTCTATTTGAAAATATTGATGTATATGAAGGAGCATTTATAACTAACAATTTTACAGTAGACTCAAATGACCCAAATCAAAGATTTATTTTAAACAATGCAAATATTGATATTGACTCCATCAGTGTCTTTGTCAGAGATACTGAACCAAGTACAGTAAAAAATCAATATAGATTGTCAACAAATTTGTTTGAAATTGATTCCGAATCAAGGGTATTTTTCATACAAGAAATTGAAGATCAAAGATATGAATTGATATTTGGTGATGGTGTATTTGGTAAAAAATTAGAGAATTTTAATTATATTGAAGTTTCTTATAATATTACAAATGGCGAAACTGGAAATGGAGTCTCTGAATTTAGTTATAGTGGGCGTATCATAGATAATCTAAACCGCGTGGTAACTACAGGAATATCTCTTATCACTACCAACTCTCCTTCGCAAAATGGTAGAGAGATAGAGTCTGTAGAATCAATTAAAAAATATGCACCCAGAAAATATTCCGCACAAAATCGTGCTGTAACTGCAACAGATTATGAGACCATTATACCAAAGATATATCCCGAAACAGAATCAGTATCTGTATTTGGTGGAGAAGATTTAAATCCACCGAGATATGGGAAGGTTTTTATAAGTATAAAACCAATTAATGGACCATTTGTTTCAAATCAAGTTAAAGATAATATTGAGAGAGATTTAAGAAAGTATGCTGTTGCTGGCATAGTTCCGGAAATTATAGATTTAAAATACCTTTATTTGGAAACTGAAACAACTGCTTATTACAATTCAAATACAACATCAGATCCTAATTTTCTGAAAAATAAAATATTAAACAATATTAAAAATTACTCTGATTCAAAGGAACTCAATAGGTATGGTGCGAGATTCAAGTATAGTAAGTATCTAAAAATCATTGATGATTCTGATAGTGCAATAACATCAAATATTACAAAGATTTCAATTAGACGTGATTTAAGAGCAGTCTTAAATACTTTTTCCGATTATGAAATTTGTTTTGGAAACGAATTTCACATAAAAAATACAAATGGATATAATATAAAATCATCAGGATTCAATATTGCGGGAATAGGCGATACTTTATACATTGGCGACACTCCAAATTCTGATGGAATTACTGGAAATATATTATTCTTTAAATTGCAAAATGCACAACCAGTAATTGTAAAAAGAAATGCTGGAGTAATTGATTATTCTAAAGGAGAAATAAGATTATTTCCTGCCAATATAATTTCAACGATAAAAAGATCATTTGAACAACCAATAATTCAAATTTCTGCTATTCCAAAATCAAATGACGTGATTGGATTGCAGGATTTATATTTGCAACTAGATATTAGTAGTATTAAATTAAATATGCTTTCTGATGAAATTTCTTCGGGTTCAGATACTTCTGGATCTTCTTATAGATTTACATCAAGCTACAATAATGGAGACCTCGTAAGAATATAAAAAATGACAGAAACAAGAATCAAAATCAGTTCAATTCTAGATAACCAACTCCCCCAATTTGTTAGGGAAGAATTTCCTTTAGTATCAGAATTTTTATCGCAGTATTATATCTCTTTAGAAAATCAAGGTGGAACTAGCGATATACTTCAAAACATTGATCAATATGTTAAAGTTGACATTTTAACAAACTTAATCGAATCTACAACTTTAGATTCTGATATTACTTTTTTTGATTCTAGCATAAATGTACTTTCTACGGCAGGTTTTCCTGACTCATATGGTTTACTTTTAATTGACTCCGAAATTATTACATATACATCAAAAACTCCAACAAGTTTTGAGGGATGTGTTCGTGGATTTAGTGGAATTACTTCTTATAATGAGTTAGTATTTACAGAATCTGAAACTCAGCAACATACTTCAGGTTCTACTGTAAATAACCTCAGCGTTCTTTTCCTAAAAGAATTTTTAGCCAAAGTCAAAAAACAAATCACTCCTGGATTTGAGACGAGGGAGTTATACTCTGAGTTAAATGAAAGAATTTTTATTAAGCAAGCAATAGATTTTTACTCATCTAAAGGAACTGATAATTCATTTAAGATATTATTTGGAGCACTTTATGGGGAAAAAGTTGAGGTTATCAGGCCTAGAGACTATCTAATCCAACCATCTGACGCACAGTATCGTATTACTTCTGATTTAGTAGTAGAAAAAATAGAAGGAAACCCAGAAGATTTAATCAATACAACACTATATCAGGATGAAAATGATTTTTTTGGAAGTGCTCAAGGAACAATAACTAAAGTCGAAAAAATTAGAAGGGGTGATAAAGACTATTACGTTATTAGTTTGGATTCTGATTATGATAAAGACATTCTTCCACAGGGAACAGTATATGGGAAATTTTCTTCGTGTCCCAAAACTAGAACACAAATTTCGACCATATTAGGATCAACAACATTAGAAGTAGATTCTACTGTAGGATTTCCTACTGAAAATGGAAATTTGTTGGTCGAACTTGAAAATGGAACGTCATTAAATATATCCTACACCAATAAAACTCTAAATCAATTTTTAGGTTGTTCGGGAATCAATCAAGATATCCCAGAAAATTCTGAAATAAAAACTGATTTTTATGCATATGGTTATGATAAAGAAAGAAAAGAGGTTAGGATTAGAATTCTTGGAGTTTTGTCCGAATTAGAAATACCTCAAAATACTCGTTTTTATGCCAATAATGATACTATAAAAATAAAAACCTTAGGTGCAGATCTAAAGGATTACGCATCAAATAATTGGTTTTTTAATGTTCCCGTATCTTATGCCGTAAAGAATGTTCAATTATTGGACACTTCTGATTTATCATACCAAATCACAGTATATGATGACCATTCTTTAAGGGTTGGTGATTTAGTAACGATAATTTCTTCAGATGGTGAAGAAAAAAATGCAAATGTAACTTCTTATACTGATCAAAAATCATTTACAGTTCAACTGGGACCAAACCAGTTAGGGTTAAATGTAAGTCTTACTTATACAATAAAGAAAAATTTAGTTAAAGTTTTATCTGAAAATTATCCTTTAGTTAATCAATTTACTTCTAATGTTCAGAATGTATATGTTGATGCAACAGATTCTTTATATGTGGCTTCTCCGTCTTTACCCACATATTTTAACCAACCATTAAAAATAAATGACTCTTCAATTACTTTTAGTGGAATTTTTCAAGGAGAGACTTTAAATATTGGTAGACATGGACTTTATACCGGTGACTCCATTGTATATAAACCATCAGAAAGGGGCACTTTAGGAATTCCAGTAGGTGTTTACTTTGTTAAGAAAATAAGTGAAACTGAAGTAAAACTATCAAGAAGTAGAAGTGGAATATTTACTGAGAATTTTATTTCTGTAAATGGAGAAGTTTTTGATGCTAAATTTGAATTATATGACTTTACATTTAGAGATCTTTCCACTCAAGTTTTGGAATCTCAAAAGTTAATTAGAAAAATTTCAACTCCCGAAAATGATGGAAAAATTTACGAAACTGAACCTGGTCCCATTGGCATTTTTATAAATGGAGTAGAACTATTAAACTATAAATCTAAAGATAATGTTTTTTATGGACCAATTGAAGAAATTATGCCAACCGCTGGTGGATTTGATTATGATGTAATTAATCCTCCAGTATTATCCATTGAGGATCCTATAGGATTTGGTGCAAATGGTTATTGTTCCGTTAAGGGGGGACTAAAGAGAATTGATATCGTTGATCCTGGATTTGATTATTTGGAGGAACCAAAAGTAGAAGTAAGAGGCGGAAATGGATTTGGGGCTTCTGCTAAATGTAAGTTAGTTAGTTTTGATTATGACGTTTCTTTTAATTCTCAAATTTCTGCAGGATTAGTAAAACTGAATCCCATAAATTCGATAGGATTTTCTACAAATCATAAATTTAGAGATGCGGAAGAAGTAGTTTATATAACAGATGGTCAAAAATCAGTAACTGGATTGTCAACAAACTCGACTTATTTTGTTTCAGTACAGGATGCGTTTACTGTTAAATTGCATAAATCTTTTTCTGAGGCTGTATCTGGAATTAATACAATCCAATTGACTTCTTATGGAACTGGAAATCACTCTTTAAAATCAAAGGAAAAAAAGAGAAAAATAGGATCTATTACTATTGAAAATAGTGGATTTAATTACGAAAACAAACTAACTATTGCCACTTCATCCGGAATTAATACGGCATCAGATGTCATTAATATTAAAAAGCATGGATATGAAACGGGTGAGATAGTAGTATATAATGCAACTGAAACAAACATTGGTGGTTTAACATCGGAAGCAAAGTATTACGTCACAAAATTAAACGACGATCATTAGGAATCACTACTTCATTCTTTTATGATACTAAACAATATGTAAATTTAACTTCAACTGGATCTGGATCTCACAAATTTAATTATCCCCAAATTGAAGTATTAGTAAAAGGTAGGATTGGCGTATCCACTCTTGCCGGACAAAATTTTGATGCAATTATTAAACCCGTTTTTCGTGGAGAAGTTAGTTCCGTATTCGTTGAGTCTGGTGGTTCTAATTATGGATCCGAAGATATTATCAATTTTAATAGACAACCTTTGTTTGAGTTAAATTCTGGTTCTGGAATTGAATTAAAACCCATAATATCTAATGGGCAAATAACAGATGTATTAATAAACAGTCCGGGAAGTGGTTACAATTCTCCACCCAACCTTGAAGTTATCGGTGATGGTAGAGGGGCACTTTTAACTCCTATTTTTTCAAATGGTTCTCTAGTTGAAGTTAAAGTAATTTATGGTGGCGGTGGTTATGGAGAAAATAACACCAATATTATCGTAACACCAGCAGGTTTTGGTGCAAAATTTGAATCTAAAGTTAAATCTTGGAAAATCAATCTTGTAGAAAGGGCAATTATAAATTCAAAAATCTCAAATGATGACGGTATATTATCAACTGGTTTGAATAATCAATATGGACTTGAATATACACATGCATATGCTCCAAGACCTTTAAGATCTTTGGTTCAGGGGACATCATTTAGAGATGGAAAAGTTGTTTATACTTCTGATTTAAGAATACAGGATAAAAGAGAAGTCAAATCTGAAGGACATTCTCCTATTATTGGATGGGCTTATGATGGAAACCCAATTTATGGACCTTATGGATATTCATCTTCAACGGGTGGATCTATAAAGTCTCTTACATCCGGATATGAGCAAAAAATTGCATCCGGAAGACCAAGTACTTCAATTTATCCTCCTGGATTTTTTATTGAAGATTATGAATATGTTGGAAATAGAGACCTTGATGAACATAATGGAAGATTCGGAGTGACACCAGATTTTCCAAATGGAGTTTATGCTTATTTTGCGACAATTAATAGTGGTGCTGTTGAAAGAACAGGTTTATTTGAAAATTATAAACGACCAGTTTTTCCATACGTAATAGGACAAGGATATAAATCTAAACCTATAGATTTTAATTTTGAAAATACATCAAATCAAGACTTTATTGATATAAATCAAACTGGTTGGAGAAGAAATACAACTCCATACAATCTTCTGAGCAATCAAACTTCATATGATTACCTATTAAATCCAAATAAAATTAGACAACAGAATTCAAATGTAAAGAATATTTTTTCTGGTAGTTTGGATTCTATTGAAATTGTAGATGCTGGACAAGACTATAAAGTTGGTGATCGACTTGTTTTTGAAAATAGAGGTAATTTAAATTTTCCCGCAAGGGCAAAAGTTTCTTTTATAAATGGAAAATCCGTAACAGGAATTAATGTTTTATCTTTTTCATTTGATAATGTGGTTTTGTATAAAAATGAAAATGAATTTGTTGGATTTACTTCCGTTCCTCACAATTATTCAACTAATGATCCCGTCACATTTACTGGAAAATTTGATTATTTAAGAACCGACAACATCCAAACAAGTGATAATAGACTAATATTAACTGCAGGAATAGGATCTGCTCAATATACAGGGATAGTAACATACTTTGATGTTAATGGAAGATTAAATTATCCAAATATAAGAGTTAATGATATCTATAAAATTGGAAATGAAGAAGTAAAAATACTAGATATTGACACAAAATCATCAAGGATAAAGGTCCTTCGTAATCAAAATGATACGATTGGATTAGTTACTTACAGTGCTGGAATTCCACTCATCGAAAGAACAAAAAGATTCTCTATTAATTTTGGAATTTCTACAACCTACAATTATAATGTTGATAGGGAGTTTTATTTTGATCCTAAGGAATCTATTGGACTAGGAACATTATCTGGGGTAGGTATTGTAAGTACAATTTATTTTTCAAACCCCGGCACTGGAATAACGCAAATTACAATTCCAACTCAAACATTATATTTGCCAAATCATAATCTAGTAACTGGAGACTCTGTAGTTTATTCTTCAAATGGGGGAACAAGAATTTCTGTCTCAACTGATGGATCTTCAAGTTTTCAACTTGAAAATGACTCAACCATTTATGTTGCTAAAATTTCCAACGATTTAATAGGAATATCTACAGTTAAAGTTGGTCTTGGATCTATGGGAACCTTTATTGGTTTGGGTTCTACTTCCTCTGGAATTTTATATTTTACTTCTGTTGGTACTGGAAATACTCATAGTTTTAAAACAAATTATGATAATTCTCTAGTTGGAACTATTAGTAAAAATGTAATTAGAGTATCAACAGCAGAAACTCATGGTCTATCTCTACTTGATAAAGTAACTATTGATATAAAAACAGGAATCAGCACAACATTTATCGTTAAGTATGATGATTATAGTAGAAGAATGCTCATAAATCCAAGAGAGTTTTCTTCTATAGACTTAGAAAATGATAGAATTTCTATAAGTAATCACAATTATTACACTGGACAAAAAGTTTTATACACTTCAAACAGTCCCGCAACAGGTTTAACCAATTATGGAATTTATTATGTTATAGTTGTAGATCCAAATACAATTATGTTGTCCTCAAGTTATTATGGAGCAACTAAAGTAAGACCAGAAATTATCAATATTTCTTCTTCGACTGCAGGAACTATTTCACCAATAAATCCACCAATAACTGCAGAAAGAAATCAGCAAATTATTTTCGATTTATCAGACTCCTCTTTAAGTTTCTCTTCCAACGTTGGGATTAAAACTTATTCTGCATTCGATCTTAAAATTTATAAAGATTCTGACTTAACTTCGGAATTTAATTCTTCATTAGCATCAAATATATTTGAAGTTTCCCGAAGTGGAAGGATTGGAATTGATTCTACAGCTAAATTAACAATCGCAATTGGTGATGAAACTCCGAATAATTTATATTACAAATTGGTTCCAATTAACTTAAATATAATACCAGAAGTTAAAAAAGAAATTATAAGAGATTCTGAAGTAGTTTCTAGTAATGAAATATCAATAATAAAAAATAAAATAAATGGTACATATTCCATCGTAGGAATCACTTCTAATACGTTTGATATTAATATTGTAGATAAACCAGACTTTATTTCATTATCATCAGATTTTAACCAAATTGAATATCATACTGATTCTACAAATGCTAAAGGTTCCATAAAAGAAATTTCTCTGAAAAGTGGAGGAAGAGGATATACATCGTTGCCTTCAGTTAGCACAGTTATTTCTGAAAGTGGTTCTGGTGCAGTTCTTATTCCAGAATCAAGCACAATCGGTAAAATATCTTCTATCCAAATTGAAGATATTGGATTTGAATATTCATCAGATTATAGCGTAAGACCTCTAGCTAAATATCCAAGTATTTTGGTACTAGATCAACTATTTCAATTTGATAGCATTGGTGTTTCTTCTTTTGGAAAAAATTATACAATTGCTCCATCTTT